CACGCCGCGGAAGTCGAACGTCACCATCACCCCGCCGCCACGGCCGGCCGGCACCACCGTCTCGCCCTGATGGACGACGGCCAGGCCGGTTCGCAGGATCGTGCCGCCGGTGTCCAGGTACGGGATGTCGGGGGTGTTGAGGGTGACGCTGGGGATGGACATGCCGAGGATCGAGCCGCCGCCGATGGTCAGGTGGAAGTCGTTCCACAGCCGGATCAGCCAGTTGATCGCGGCCTTGAACGAGGCGACGATGCCGTTCCACATCCCGCTCGCGGCAGAGGCGATCCGCCCCGGCAGTCCGGTGACGAAGTCGACCACCATGTTGAACCCGCGGACCACCGAGTCCTTGACGAAGTTGAACCCGGCCACCACGTTGTTCCACGCCCGGACGAAGAAGTCCACGAACGGGCCGGCGAACCATGCGCCGATCATCTTCATGAACGACCAGATGTGATCCCAGATCATGATGAAGAACTCGCGGAACGCGGCCGACTTCATCCACAGCAGAACGAACACCGCCACCAACGCGACCACGGCGAGGATGATCAGCCCGATCGGGTTGGCCATCATCGCGATGTTCCACAGCCACTGCCCGGCCGTGACCACCTTCTGCAGCGCCGACCAGATCATCACCGCCGCAGTCCACGCCTTCTGCACCATCATCACGGCTTTGATCGTCACCACCAGCGCACCCACCGCGGCACCGACGGCGATGATGGTGGTGGCGTTGCGGTCGAAGAACCCGATCGTCGACTCCAGGATCGGCACCAGCTTGAGCAGCACCGGCACGAGCAGGCCGCCGACCTTCTCCTGCAACTCGCCGAACTGGTTCTTCAGGATCTCGACCTGCCCGGCCGCGGTCTGGCCCTGCTTCTCCGCGAAGCCGCCGACCTTCTCGCTCAAGCCGGACATGATCTGGTCGAAGTTCGCCCCCACCGACCCGGCGTCCTTGAAGTCGATACCGACCTGCTTGAGCGCACGGCCCTGACCCAGCAGGGCCTTGCCCAGCGAGGTGGCGGCAGATGGCAGGTCCATGCCGGTCTTGGCGGCGAAGTCCTGCATCAGCGGAGTCAGCTTCTCGATCTGCGAGCCGGTCAACTGGAACTGCGCCAGCGTCGCCTGCGCCGCGGCGGTCGCGTCGTCGTCGAACTTGGTCTTCTTCGCCAGCGCCTCGTTCAACCCGCGTAGCCGTTCGATGTTCGTGTCGGCGATGTTGGGGAACTTGTTGAACGCTTCCTCGAGCTTGAGTTGCGACTGCTCGGCCTCGGCATACGCCTGCGCCGAGTCGATGCCGAACTTGATGACCGCCGCCGCGGCAACGGCCATGGCGACCTTCGCGGCGGCGCCGACCTTCTTGAACGTCTGCGACGCCTGGTCCTTCGCGAGCACGTTGAAGATCAGGCTCGTGTCGCTCACCGACGCCTCGCCTTCTCGATCTCTTCACGCTGGCGGTCGATCTGCTCACACGCCTGCAGCAGTTGGGGGACGGTGAGCCGGTCGCCGAGTTCGTCCAGCGGGATGCCCGTTACTTCGACGAGGGCGAAGCTGTATTTTTCCCGTCGCTCCTCGATAGGGCTTTTCCCTCGTCCACCCCCACGGCGGCCTTCTCGATCTCGCCGTCGATCGCGGACAGCATGACGGCCCGGTCGTCGTCGCCGATGCCCTTGTTCTCCGCCACCGCTTCACGCATCGCCACCAACTCGGCGCGGGAAAACTCGACCGTGAGTTCTTCGGCGTAGAAGTCGGGGGTGTCTTCGAACCGCAGACTCTGGTGGGTCTGGCGGATCAGGTGCCACAGCAACACCCGCCGGGCGGCCATCGACCCGCGCATCAGGTCGGCGACGAACACGTCCCACTGCTTGCCGTAGCGCTTCTCCACCATCTCGGCCTGCGAGGCACGGACCCGGCGCGGGTTGAACTCCCACGCGTTCGGGTCGCCGTCCTCCGGCTTGTACTCGACGAACACTCAGACTCCCGTCGTCCGTACCCGCGACGCGATCCGCCTCGCGGTGTGCTCCATGGCCTCGACGACGGCGCGGCGCCACTCGTCCTTGTTGTCGCGCATCGCATCGTCGAACCACCTGGGCTTGCCGACCTGATCCACCCAGACGTCGATGTAGACGCCGGCCGCCGTTGTCCGTTGGAAGACCGGGTGGCGCCACTTCTCGCGGTTGGTCCGCTTGGGGGCAAGCTCGAAACCGCGAATGCTCACTGGCAGCTTCTTGGCCTTAATTTTCGCCCCAGTTCGCCGGCCGGACAGCAGAGCCTGCGTGACGATCCGTGTGGCTATGGCCTCACGCAACGGTTCACCGTCGTGGGGCAGTCCACCCGATGCCATGGCAAGGATGGATGTACGGGCGGCGTCCCGCGCCGGCTCCGACGCCTTGCGCAAGTTCGCCGCCAGTTCCTTGCGCAACGCCTTGCCATCCGACTCGTCCTTCAGGATCCGCGCTAGTTGCTTGAGATCATCCGAGTCGATCGTCATCGACATAGGGGCCGGCATTCAGCTGGTGCCCCGCGTGATTGCACCACTGGTGGGAAATGTCTGACTTTGTTCGTTGACGTCTCCCACGCTGCCCGAGATCGGTGTCAGCGCCTTGATCAGACACGACCCGGTGTATTTCGGGTTGGATGACGTGGCGGTCGTATTGATCGCCCGGACCTCGAACGTCGACACCGACCCGAGTCCGAGGGTGTTCCACAGGATCTCGTCGAGCAGGTTGTCGGTGATGTCGTTCTTCCACATCACCGAGACGCTGCCCGACTTCAACCCGCCGAGCAGAGCCTTCCAGCCGAGGCTGGCGAACGTGGTGACGTCCTTCTCCTCGACCTCGGCCGTGATCTCCACCTTCGAGGTGTAGGCGGACAGGTCGGTACCACCCAACGCTAGGTAGGCAGCCGTCAGCACCATAGGCGTGGCCATGTGTTACTCCTTCAGTTCAGACGGCGATGCCGGCAGAGACGACGAACAGGAAACTCGGATTGGTGCCGGTGATGGTCCACGAGACGCGCCACCAGTCGTCCGTGATCGCGCCGGCCGTGCGGCTGATCTGGCCGCCCGTCGCGGTGGCGGCGGTGAACGTGATCTGATCCGTGGCCGAGCCGAAGCCCTGCGCGTTGTCGGACTGCACCTTGACGGTGATGGTGGGCGCGGCGGTGCCAGACACCGACAGCACATGCAACGCGGCATAGATCTTCTGCGTGGCCGACACCGTGCCGATCTGGACCGCGGTTCCGTTGCCGCTGGCGATGCGGGCCGTGCCGGGCGGATGCAGCGACTGGGCACGGACGACCGGCCATGCCGACGAGTCGTCAATGGACCAGGCGTCGACGTCGCCGACTGCGCCGCCGAACGTGTAGGACTTGGCGAGCACCGAGGTGAAGTAGCCCAGCGACGCGACCTCCGCGTCGACCGGATAGACGCTGTGCGGGATGACCGTGGCGAGGTTCGTCCACGTCAACTCGTCCTGAGTGGCGAACGTGATGTCGCGGTGCCCGCCGCCCACAACCTTCGCCGACGCCAGACCGGCCTTGACCTTCTTCCACCCCACGTCGGCGTCCGTCGACGGCAGGAACGTGGTGACGTCACGCTCCTCCACCTCGGCCTCGAACGACGTCTTGTTGGAGTAACCGGTCAGGTCGAGTCCGCCGGAGAAGATGCGGCAGCTGGTGAGCACCAAGGGTGTGGCCATTGCCGCTCCTAGCCTGTGATCGAGACGTGAAGGGTGGCGCCGTAGAGCATGTCGGCGCCGACGGTGTAGAGCCGGTAGCCGTCGACCCGGTACACCAGCACCGTCGCCGCGATGCCGCCCAGCGTCTGGTCGGACTCGATCGCGGCGAGGATGTTGTCGCTGGTGCCTTCGGACAGGTAGGTGTCGAGCAGCGCCTGGCCGGCCAGGTCGTCGGCGCGGGACGTCAGCACCCGGCAGGCCACGTCGTAGCCGCGCAGGTCGCCGAACGTCCGGCCGCCGGCCGCGGTGCGGTCCATCGTCACCTCGGCCGGGTAGAAGCACGGCGGCGACGGTGCGTCGGGGGTGAAGCCGTAGTGGTTGAGTCCGTCGATGCTGGCGACCGCGTCGCCTAGTGCTTGACGCAGCGCGGCAAGGTTGATCATCCGACGCCCATGATCT